TATCTATTATTTTTTTATCATCTATGATACTTTTACGAACACAACCATGATCTTCTCTGTGCCCTTTCAACCAACAGAAGTATATATCCTTGTTAGAATAACCAACAGCAGTTGGAGCTCGTCGTAACGGAAATTCTTGTGTTCGTGCCCATTCATAAAGATAATCTACATCACTCTTTTTCATCCCATTTTCCCAACACCATAACACTTGGATTGTCTTCTTCTATCCATTCATGCCACTCCATATACAATGCAAACATATCTTCATACTGTTTGTCAAGCACCAGTGTATCACAACGATCTTGCATCCACTCTAGTAGATTATCACATTGTGCTTTAATTTCAGACGGTACGTTGTTCATTGTAGTAATCTTTTTTCATGTATCTTCCAAGGATGTTTGAGTTATAGTAGTTTTCAGTTTCACTTAATACATTATTTAAAAAAAGTTGTCGGGTTTCCTCGTAATTAACCCAACCCTTTGTAGTATGTAGTGAAATTATTTCTCGTCTGAATATTTCTCTGCCAAACTCTTTAATGTCTCGTTTAAGTTCCTCAGAGCTTCCGTAGTACCGCTTCCAGTCAGACTCCTTTGTAACTCTTCTCTTACCGCCAGTGGGTTTACGCTTTTGATAGAAATATTTTCTTCCGATGTATTGCCTACCGCTTTGGAGATTTGTAATCCTGTAGACAAAACCGAAGAAGTCGCCAATATCATTAGTAGTGAAAGCTGTACCTTTATATAACCAGGGATTTTCATAATCAATCTGGGTATCCGTCATCGTCATCACCACTATACCACTGTTCTCCATTACTGTCAATGTATGCACTTGCATCCGCATACACTTCTGTTTTTAATTCTGCTAAAAGATCCTCTAATTCTGTGATTAACTGTTTTAATCTACTCTGTTGCATAAAAAAATCCCCGACTACCATATGTAGTCAGGGAATAAACTAGAGAACTAACTACAAGGTGATGCCTTGCTATTAACTTTCAAACCACGATACATAAGATCGTGTCTGTTTCTCTTTGATGCTTCGGCAAGCACCTTTGCGTTGTACTCTTCAGCGTCATACTTGACACCACGGTAAGTAACTGTTGTCATTGGCTTTCTCCTGAAAGTAGGGTGGATGAAACCCGTTCCTTCAGTCGGCTTTTGCGTCCCAATCACACTCGATACCAATAACCGCAGGTAAATCATACTTAAAAAGTTCAATTACCTCTTCCTTACTCTCTGGTGAGAGGTCAGAATCTCTAGCCCTTTGAATCTTCTCAGATATATCTGCACAAGATGTAGAACTAGTGGCTACTAATAGTGCGAGTAAATGTATCATAGGATGAACGAACCCGTTCCGAGTCGGCTTACTTGCGTCCCCTTGTGGGGATGAACGTATAGGTATGTTAGCATACCAAAACTATTTAGTCAACTTTTCCTCTTCTTCTGTTCGGTATGCCCACTCATCTGTGTGTCCTACAGACCACCATTTAGGTAAAGTTTCTACTGCGTAATTCTGACTGCATACTTTAAAGTCAGGTTGCTTAAGGTTGTCATTATCTACTAAACTATTATCAAAGAACTGACATCTGTTGTTTGGCTGTGCTGCAAACTGTCCATTGTCTAGTGCAATGATATTGAATGTTTTATGTTCTGGGTCATGCTCTGAAAAATTTACATCAAGAACAGACTTGTCAGGATGTGCAGTATCAATAGTGAACTGATACTCACCTCCATGTAATTTTTTATCCTTACCAAAGAACTGACATCTACCTAGTATTGGTTTCTGTATGACTGTGATGTTATAGTCAAAGCAATCCCACAATTGTAGTACATCAAGAGGTAATTGATTGTCCCTATCATAGTTTTCTTTCCAGACAAATGCACTGATAGGTAACTTGTCAAACAGAGCACCGTAGTCAGTTAGTAATGTCTCAAAGTATAATGCTTTTGACTGTATGCTCCTTACAGATATCCATAAACCTGGCGTAAGTTCTCCATGACCTTTCTCTAAATCATAAAGATATTCTTTCTTTACCCATACTTTTTTAAGAGGTAGAGGGTGTACTAGGTATGCCATTTTTTAAACCACTCTTTCATTGATATTTGATATCCTGTTTCTCTACTGGGAGGTTCTTTAATACCTCTAATCTTTTTCCATTCGTTATGTAATGCACCGAGTAACCATGCCTGAGATAAACTTTTAGGTCCGTTCTCTAGTAGTTCGAGATGACGTTTGTTGTTGCAAAAGTTCTCGGCATAGTCTTTTCTCCAATTTGTTTCATCATAATTCATAATTTAAAACCACTAAAAGTATCTTGTTGAACGTCTTGTTTAATACCTCCAACAACATATGATTCTATTTCTGTTTCCTGTGGTGCATTTTGTTGCCCTTTACTGTTCAACCAATACTGTGTCCATGGTAAAGGATTGTTCCTAATACCAATGTCATACAGTGGATCAAAACCAAGAGCACGCAGCCTACGATTGGCAGTAAACTCTACGTACTGTGACAATAGTTTTTCATTCAGTCCTATCATACTACCATCTTTGAAGAGATACTCTGCCCATGCTTTCTCTTCTTCAACAGCATTTTTAAACATGTTTATGATGTTGGGTTTTTCTTCTGCAGCGATGTCCACCATTTCTTCATCGTCACCATTTTGCCAGGCTTTGATGATCTGTTGAGTAAGGACAAGATGTTGGCTTTCATCTCTGGCGATAAGAGAGATAATCTTAGCGGATCCTTCCATAACTTTGAGTTCACCAAATGCAAACGAGCAAGCGAAGGAGACATAAAACCTAATGCCTTCAAGAATGTTGACGTTGAGGACTGCTCTGTAGAGTTTCCTTTTGAGTTCTTTCCTGTCATATGCTCCAGATGGGTGACCTTCAGCAGCCATCCTCCAGAGGTTACCGCTGTCGTATTCGTGTGCGTGATTAATGAGTGCGTCGTATGATGAAGTTACTGAGGTTGCACGTGCTAGTATCTTTTCATCTCCAAGAATAGTATCGAACACTTCACTTGGATCGGGGTATACGTTTTTAATTATGTAGGTGTATGACCTACTATGGATCATCTCCATAAGTTGCCATACATTCATTGCTCCCTCCAGTTCTGGAAGAGAGCAATAGGGCATGAATGCCATACCAGGTGCTCGACCTTGAACAGAATCAAGCATGATCTGGTACTTCAGATTTGAAGTATATATATGCTTTTGTTCTGGGGTCAGCAACTTATAGTCTGCTCTATCTTTTTGCAGTGATACTTCCTCTGGTCTCCAGAAATATCCTAACTGTTGTGTGGTTAGTTTATCGAATACAGGATACTTGAACTCATCGTATCTCTGCATACCAAGAGGTTGTCCGAAGAACATAGGTTGCTTCTTACTATCAACAGGGTTGGTATTGAATACCGTTACCCCATCAAATTTTTCTTCGTTACTATAGCCGTTCCAAGTTTGTGTCTGTGTCATTAGATCTTACATGATTCGCAATCGTCGTCTGCTGTCTCTACCTCAGCAAGTAAACTTTCTAGTTTACTTTTTCTTTCCTCTTCATCATACCATCCAATTGGATGTGCAGGTTCGTCACCATCTTTCTTAGCATCATATGTGTTCTGATAATATGATGTCTTCCATCCAAATTTATATGTGGTCAGAAGATCAGTTGCCATAACAGAAGTTGGAACCTCACCGCCAGGATAATTCTCTGGATTGTAACTCCAGTTACCTGAGATTGCTTGGTCAAAAAACTTCTGTATAACTGCTGTAACTTTTATATATCCATCATTGCTTGGCATATCCCATAGCAATGTGTAATTGTTTTTTAAATACGGATAGCCTGGAACAATCTGCTTAAGAGGTCCCTTCTTGGATTTTTTAATGGACAAGAAATCTCTTGGTGGTTCAATTCCGTTTGTGGCATTTGACACAACGGAACTGCTCTCCGATGGCATCTGTGCTGACAACGTTGAGTGCCTGAGTCCGTGAGTGAGTATGTCCTCCCGTAAACTTCCCCAATCAAGTGAAAGGTCATTTGGTGTAATGTCATCTACGTCCTTTTTGTAAGTATCTATTGGAAGAATGCCATCAGAATACTTAGTATGTAAGAAACCTTCACATGCACCTTTCTCTTGTGCTATTTTGTTAGAGGATTTTAACAGATAGTATTGGAAATGTTCTGTCAAAGTATGAACTAACTTCCATGCTTCTGGAGAATCATATTTGACTTTATTCTTAGCAAGATAATGTGCTAGTCCAATGTATCCCACACCTAATGATCTACGTGACTGTGTGCTGAGTTTAGCAGCAACAACAGGATACTCTTGATAATCAATG